CCCCAAGTTCCCCGAGCTGGTGAAGAAGGGCAAGATGAACTGGCCTTTCGTTGACAACGAAGACAAGGTTGACGACGACGACAACCCAATCCCCGGCTTCGAGAATCCAGGCTGCTCTGTGGGATTCAAGTCCAAAGACAAACCCGGCATCGTGGACGCTGACGCAGAGCCTATCATGGGCAAGTCGGAAATCTACGACGGTATGCGTGCTCGTGTTTCCTGCCGTCCGTTCGCCTACGACAACGAGTCCAAGGGCGTGGCCTTCTACCTGATCAACGTGCAGAAGCTGGACGACGGTGACCGTCTGTCTGGCGACCCAGCAGCCGAGGACGACTTCAAGGCAGCGAAGGGCAAGAAACCCGCTGGCAAGGCAGCACCCAAGAAGGCTTCCCGCAACGATGAAGACTACGACGATTTGCTCTAGAATGTGAGCACACCGCGCCTCAGGGTTCTGAGGCACCTCAACTTAACCGAACTGGAGTATTTCACATGAGCAAGCAAAACGATATCGAAGACCTGTTGGGCGACGCACCTGCCAAGGGCAAGAAGGCCCCCGCTTCTAAGAAGGCTGCACCCGTGGTGGAAGCCAAGGCCCCCGCTGCTAAGAAGGCAGTCGCCAAGGCAGAACCCGAAGCCAAGGTCAAGGCCCCTGCTGCCAAGAAAGCCGCGAAGGTCGAAGACGACATCCTGGGTGAAGCACCTGCCAAGGCAGCTCCCAGCAAGAAGGCCCCCATCAGCTTCGCTGAAGGCGAGCGTCAAGCTCTGGCTGATGCCGTTACCGCCCACTTCAAGCGCAGCAAGAAGGGCATCAACAGCAAGGACCTCGCAACCAAGCTGGAAACCGAAACCCGCAAGCTCCGTGTCGTGCTGTACGCACTGGTCACCAAGGGTGTTGTGTCCTTGGAAGCTGGCGCGAGCAAGGTCGCTGGCATGACGGTTTCCCCGGCCTAAGCACTGGTCGTCGCCTCGTGTGGCCCCGCTGGTATTCGTACCTCGGGGCCACAGTTACTTTCGGGATTACAACATGACAACAGAGATAGGGTATTTAGACTTTGAGACGTTCTCAGAGATAGACATCCGCAAGGTCGGTGCGCACCGCTACGCACGGCACCCATCCACGGAAGTACTCATCGCCCGGTTCCTACTTCCAGGGGACACGTACCCTGAGGAGTGGCTACCACGCACCCAAGCCCCACCAGCGCGTTTAATGTCTTGGATTATGCAAGGGGGTAGGGTAGGTGCGCACAACGCAGCCTTTGAGCGCGCGATATGGCGCTGGACTCTTCGTGGGCGTCAGCATAAGGGCATCCCTGAGGTCAAGGACAACCAGTGGGTCTGCACCGCTGCCAAGGCAGCAGCGTCTGGTCTGCCACGTAGCTTGGAGAAGGCGCTGAAGGCCATCGGCAGCAGCGTTGAGAAAGACCTAGAAGGTGCCAAGCTCATCAAGGTGTTCTGCAGCCCACGCAAGCCTACGAAGGCTGATGCACGCACACGGGTACTACCAGAGGACGACCCTGTACGGTTCAACAGGTTCAGTGAGTACTGTGCGACTGACGTCTTGGGTGAAGTAGTCCTGGACGAAGCCCTGCCTGACCTGATACCTCGTCAGCGTCGCATGTTCCTGCTGGACATGGCCATGAACGACCGTGGTCTTCCGATTGATATGCCGTTGGTGCGCAAGGCACTGAAGGTGGTGAAGTCTCTGGAAGAGGACATCGGCAGGCGTGTCAGTGCGCTGACTGGTGGTCTGAAGGCTACCCAAGTAGCCAAGATGATCGAGATGTTCGCTGAGCGTGGGCTTGACATTGCGAACATGCAGAAGAACACCATCGAGGAAGCGCTCAAGGATGCCAAGCTGGATGCTGGCACCCGTGCTCTGCTGGAGCTTCGAGTTGAGGCAGGCAAAGCCAGCACCAAAAAGCTCATCAGCATGATGGCCTGTGCCGACCCCGACGACTGGGTGGTGCAAGGAGGCTTCCTCTACCACGGTGCCCACACGGGACGCTACGCTGGCCGACTGGTGCAGCCGCACAACTTCATCCGGGGCATGCTCAAGGACCACCAGCGTGACATGGTGTTCGCCCTGCTGGAGTACGAGGATGCAGAGCTGTTCACGATGCTGTACGACAAACCTATCGACGTCATCAGCCAGTGCATGCGAGGCTTTATCCGTGCTCCGGCCGGATACGAGCTGGCAGTGGTTGACTACACGGCCATCGAAGCACGTATCCTGGCGTGGGTAGCAGGCGAAGAAACTATCCTGGCAGCGTACCGCAAGGGTCTGGACGTCTACAAGGTTATGGCGGTGACCCTGTTCCGGCTGAAGGATGTGTCTGAGGTATCCGACGAGCAGCGACGCATCGCCAAGAATCTGGTGCTGGGTTGTGGGTATCAGCTAGGCGGCGTGAAGTTCGTTGACTACTGTGCCAATGCTGGCGTGATCATCACGGAGGAGTTCGCCAAGAGCGCTGTGAGCACGTACCGCAAGGGCGTCCCGGCCATCGTTGCAAGCTGGAAGACGGTGGAGAACCTTGTGGCTATGGCTATCAGGCATCCAGGTACCACGTACGAAGGGCTGACGTGCAAGTTCTACATGAGTGAGCACTGGCTCTGCATTCAGCTCCCGTCTGGTCGGAGTATCCGTTACCCGTATGCGCGTGCTGTACCTGTAGAACGTTGGGGTAAGCCTGCGTACGAGATCAGTTTCCGCACAGAGATCAAGGGTCAGTTCGTACGTGAGAAGACCTACGGTGGCAAGTTGATCGAGAACATCGTGCAGGGTATTGCTTTCGACGTTATGCAGGAAGGCATGTTGTCTGCTGAGACCAACGGATACCCGGTCATCGGCACCGTACACGATGAAGCACTGACGCTGCGCAAGGTCGGCACCAGCAACATCAAGGATCTGGAAGCGCTGGTCTGCAACGTGCCAGCATGGAGCAAGGGCATGCCATTGGCTGCGAAGGGTTTTGTATGCGTAAGATATCGGAAAGACTAATCAGTGAAGCCTCAGTAGAGAACCATCTGCGCAAGGGCGTGAAGGTGCTGCGAGGCTTGTGCATCAAGCTCAACCCGTTCGGGGTGCGGGGCATCCCAGACCGTCTGCTGCTGATACCGGGTGGTATCGTGTTGTTCGTGGAGTTGAAGAGGCCTGTAGGTGGCAAGTTTGAACCGCTTCAGGAACGCTGGCACCTGAAGTTGTGTAGAATGGGGTTTACCGTCGTGGTGTGTTACACCAAGGCACAGGTTGATGAACTACTGGAGGAATACTATGCTAGGACTGACTGAGCACATCATGCTAGTCTCCGTATCTTTGGGGCTAGGAACGTTGGCTGTTTTGGCACTGTTGGGTATCCCCGAACGGTGGTGCTACTTCTGGTACGTGGTGGTGATAATTTCGGTTTCATGTTTTATAAAGTACCAAGGATTGTGATCGTGGGAAAACAGTATGTGAAAGTGAACGGCGCTTGGGTGCAGGTGTACCCAGTGGACACGTGGCACGATTGGGTGTGGTACGGCATTGCTATCGTGTTGGTTGCTATCATTGGTATCTGGATGTGCTGAACCGTAAAGACCTTCGCAAGTATCAGAGCAAGGGCGTTGACTTCGTCAAGAAGCACCGTCGTGCTGGCCTGTTCCTGGACATGGGCTTGGGTAAGACCATCATCACGCTCACTGCTGCTGTTGACTTGCTGAGCGCTGGTGTGGTGAACAAGATACTGCTGGTGGCACCGCTGAGACCAGCTCAGGGTGTGTGGCGTCAGGAAGCTCGCAAGTGGCAACACACGAAACATCTGACGTTCAAGATGCTGACTGGCAACGAGCGTCAGCGCCTGCTGGCCTTGAACAGTAGCGCACAGATACACGTGATCAACGTGGACAACTTCCGTTGGCTGCTGAACGTGTTGCGTGGGCGTGCTCGCAAGTACGGATGGCCCTACGACATGCTCGTCATCGACGAGTCTAGCATGTTCAAGACGCCCAAGAGCAAGCGCTTCAGTTCTCTGCGTTACCAAGTCAAGCGATTCGACCGTCGCGTGATTCTGACTGGCACGCCTGCACCCAAGGGTCTGCTGGACTTGTGGTCGCAGATATTCATCTTGGATGAAGGCCAGCGTCTGGGTGCTCAAGTGGAGCGTTACCGTAGTAGGTTCTTCACACCGGGTAAGGAGCGTGATAACGGGTCACGCACACAGTTCGGCTACACGCCTGACCAGACCGCTGAGCAGCAGATCACCGAACTCATCAGCCCCTTGGTGCTCACCATGCGTGCCGAAGACTGGCTAGACCTGCCTCCCACCATCAAGCAGGAGATATACGTGGACCTGCCACCAGCAGCACGGAAGACGTATAAGCAGCTCGAGAAGGAGATGTTCCTTGAGATGGAGATGGGCAGCACCGAGGCCCTCAGCGCAGCCAGCTTGTCGTCCAAGTGCTGGCAGTTAGCCAACGGGTTCATCTACCTGGAAGACGACGCTGGTGCCAAGACGTGGCAGGCGATACACGATGCCAAGATGGAAGCGCTGCAGGAAGTCATCGACGGTGTTGGTGGTAACGTGCTGGTGGCCTACTGGTTCAAGCCCGATCTGGCACGACTGAAGAGCATGTTCCCCAAGGCACCAGCTATCGCTGACTGCAAGAACGAACGGATGCTCGCCAAGCTGCAAGACGAGTGGAACGCTGGTAAACACCCCGTGATGTTCGTCCATCCGCAAGGTGCAGGCCACGGACTGAACCTCCAAGGTGGTGGCAACACCATCGTGTTCTATAGCATGCTCTGGGGACGTGAGTTCTACGCTCAGGTGATCGAGCGCATCGGGGCAGCACGCCAGATCAGCACCGGACGGGACCACGTGATGGTGAAGCACATAATCGCACGAGATACCGTGGATGAGGTTATGTTGCAGACGCAACGGATGCTCCACGATGACGAACGGCAAGTATTCAAGATGCTCAAGGAATACCGCGAAGTTCAAGAATTGCTGGGATAGTTTTTATCAACCGATACCGTTGGTATCAAGAAGGAGATAGTTGTGAACGTTAAAGAACTGGTGGAGTTAGACTATACGGGTGATTGGCGCAAATTTGCGAACCTGATGTTCGAGCTGGAAGATGCTGATCCTGGGTACATGCTGCTGGCGAGAGCCAAGATGGATGAAGCCAAGAAGCTTCGGTACATCTTGGGGTGGTGTACCTTTTATAACCCCGGACTCGCTGCTCGGGCTAGTGACTTCCAAGGGGCAGCGTTCTACGAGTTTCTGCGCAGTATCTTCCCCACTGCCAAACGTGCTACTGAGCGCAGGCATTTCCGAGGGCAAGCTGGTCTGAAGGCTTTGGCTCAGTGGCAGTCGTTGTACCCGAAGCCTGAAGCTATGGTGGAAGCATGCTTCGCTAAGTCGTATATGGGTGTTCGCAAGAACATGCAGCACATGGCGCAGATGGGTGATTACTTCTACTGGAAGCTGGCGGATATTCAAGACACGGTATTCCACCATCCCGTGGATTTCACGGGTAGTGCCAAATACATGCCGAAGCTCCCAAAGCAAGGGGCTTTGATTATCGGTGATATGGAGAACTCTTTTGAGCTGGAAGAGACCATGAGTATCATTGACAGGCACATTGGCGTGCTCGACCATCCGTTTTCACCGAAACGTAAACTCAAGCTTCAAGAATCAGAGACTGTTGCGTGTGTATTCAAGCAGCATTGGAACGGAAACTATAAGTTCAGCTTCCGTAGTGGTAAGGCATACAAGCGACTGGTCAGCATGATGGATGAAACCCCAACGGCACAAGTTCTGCTGAACGGTCTGTACGCTGGTGGTATCTGGAACGAAACAGACCTGAAGGCTGTAGGAGAGTACCTGTGAAGCGCCTGCTCTTGTACATCCTCAACCTGTTCGCTGGTGGTTGTGGTGGTGACTGCAACCAAGGGCGTCGTCCGTGTAACTGCAGGAGGAACCCATGATTATCAAAGTGCAAACCGAAGTGGTCGCCCCTGAGGGCAGCACCCACTATTTCGGCAACCTGCTTGACGAGCCCACGTTCTGCAAGGTGCGTCAAGTGGCAGGGTTTGACCACTGGTTCGAGTACCAGAACACCCGGAAGGGGTGGGTGCTGATCGGGTACTCCAAGCCGCATTGGGTGAAGGATATCCTACCCGGCATCAACGAGGTGACCCCGTGACCACTCTCGTCTACGTGCATGGCACCAACGGGAGTGGCAAGAGCACCCTCGCCCGTGCTGTGTTGGCTGCTGCTGGTGGTGCGCAAGGCGTGTCCAAGCTGGCGTCTACCCCCAAGGCTACATGGACTCACACTGGCGTAGCTGGCGTGGTCCTGGCTGGCAAATACGGTAACGCTTGTGGAGGCGTGGACGGTATGCAGCCCTATGCAGCTCTGCACGACGTGCTTCAATACAACGTGGGGTTCGTGCGCAACGTGTTCGCTGAAGGTTTGGTCACTCCAGGCGTGGACACGTGCGCAACGTTCGCCAGCTACTTTGACCGTGCTGTGTTCATCCTGTTGGATACCCCCGAAACCATCTGTATCCAGAACGTGCTGAAACGTCGTGCAGCCAAGGACACCACGAAGCCCTACGACCCCAAGAATCTGTACCGCAAGCTGGCGTCTGCCCGTAGTTGGGCAACACGTCTTGAACGAGCAGGTCTTGAAGTACACCGGGTACAATACCGTCAGGCGTACAACATGGCGCTGGAGCTGCTGGGTCTCCCTGAACCCAGTGTAAATGATCTTCTCTGAAAGGCAACAACATGAACGACAACCGATATGGCGCTATCCTGCGCGTCAACAACGTGAACGAAGCCCTGCCTCTGGGCTTGGCATTTCTGCAAGAGCGTGGCGTGCAATCTGAGTCACGTGGCTTGACTACCATGCGTGTTCCAGGCCCCGTGAGTACAGTGTACTCGCAGCCCCGTCAGCGTGTGCTGTTCGATACCATCCGTGATGCTAACCCGTTCTTCCACTTGATTGAATCCTTGTGGATTCTGTCGGGTAGCAACCGAGTTGAGCTACCCAAGTACTTCCTCAACAACATCAGCCAGTTCAGCGACGACGGTGTGGTGTTCCATGGTGCGTATGGGCACCGTCTGCGCAACGCTTTCGGATTCGACCAGATTGAGCGTGCCTGCGAAATGCTCAAGCGCAAGCCAGACACACGGCAAGTTGTGATGAGTATCTGGAGCCCCATCATGGACCTGGACAAGTCGACCAAGGACATGCCCTGCAACGACATGGTCATGCTGGACATCGTGGAAGGCCAGCTCAACATGACGGTATGCAACCGAAGCAACGATGCCGTGTGGGGGGCATACGGAGCCAACGCAGTGCAGTTCAGCGTCCTGCAGGAATTCATCGCGATCATGGTGGGCGTCAAGGTAGGCTACTACGTTCAGCAGTCGAACAACTACCACGTCTACACGGACAACCCGTTCTGGCTGAAGTTCCGTGAGGGTGAATACGAGCACGGCCACGTTCACAACCCGTACTCGTTGGGGTCGGTGCATCCCTACCCGCTGGCTGTTGACGCGACCGACGCGATGCTGCTGTACTACGACTGCATCCACATGGCTACGCAGGTAGAGCAGGGTGAAGACCTTCGTACGGTATCGTACGCATCCGAGTTCGGACGCACTATGGTCGAGCCTGTTGTGCGTGCGTACACCCTGTACAAGATGAAGCTCTACGCTAGCTCCATGGCGGTCATCCAAGACTTGCCTGCTTCCGACTGGCGAATGGCGATGTTCGAGTGGGTGCAACGTCGTGCTCACCGCGCATCTGACAAGAAAGTGGTGCTGGCATGAAGGCCCTCGTAGAAGCTACCCTATACCGTGATGCTGGTGCAGTGCAGCGTTACCACGTGAAGCGCACGCATCGTAGCCAGTCCATCGCAGAACATACGTTCGGCATGCTGATGCTCATCAAGCAGGTCAACCCCATGTGTACCAAGAACCTGATGAACGCAGTGCTGCACCACGATCTGCCCGAGCTGTTCACTGGGGACATACCTGCCCCCATCAAGAGAGCACACCCGGAGCTCGGACCGCTGATGGACATCATCGAGGAAGACCTGACGCCCCTGTACCAAGACTTCCAGATCACCGTGCCTGAGGCTATTCTGCTCAAGTGGGCTGACCGCATGGAGCTGGTGTTGTGGTGCCTGGAAGAAGTCCGGCTTGGCAACTCGTATTGCCGACCAATGGTAGCCCGTGGGCTTGGCTGGATACTGATGGCAAAGATGCCTGATAACGCACAGGAGTTGACCGCTGAAGTGGTGGCCGACGCCTGGACCCTTGGAATCACGCCAGCAACAGGCGCAGAATTGGAGATGAACGCATGAGCACCGCTAACACTACTCAAGTAGGTGGAACCCACTACAAGAACCCGTTCCAGCACTGGGACCTCGCCCACGAACTGGACCTTGGCTACTTCGAAGGCCAGATCAGCAAGTACATCACCCGGCACCGCTTCAAGAAGGGGCAGGAGGACGCTGAGAAGGCGCTGCACTTCTGCAAAAAGCTCATCGAACTGGCGCGCGACAACGGTCGGCTTCCTCGTCACCGTGGGGTTAGCTTCGCGCGCATGACGCAGTACGCTGAAGCCAACAAGCTCTTGCCCATCGAGTACGCCTGCATCAACTCGGTGTGTAACTGGCAGTTCATCGAAGACCTGCACATGTTACAGGCACGCATAGAGCGCCTGATACACGAAGCGTACTCAACCCCGTACCCAGATGAAGGCAGCGAACCCAGTCATGGCTACGTGAACCAGGATTGAATAACCCTACGTCTTGATAGGGTTTAACGAAAGGTCTTGGCGAAGTTCTTGAACGTACGAAAATACGTTCACTGAGAGGCATTCAGCAGCTCAGCAACCCTGAAAGGAACTTCGCCATGACAACTAAACAAGCAATCCCCGTAGTCGCACCAGCAGCCGCTTCACACAAGCTGGCGCCCACCATCACCAGCAAGGCGAAAGCCAAGACCGTTGCAGCCGCTGACGGTCGCAAGCGTCCTATCGTTGCCATCAACGAAGAGGGTAAGTTGGTGGTGTGCTGCCGTCGTACCGCCAAGAAGAATGGCTGGGATATCCAGGAAGTTCTGTACGAACGCGCCAAGACCACGAAGCCAGAAGCCCCTGTTACGCCAGCACCAGTGCAGGAAGAACGCCGGGAGTCGGTCAAGAAAGCAGTGGCTAAGGTGAGTAAGGCTAAGAAGGTTGTTGACGCATCTCTGGACGAGCTGTTGGGCAAGTAAACGAAAAGTCTTGCGAGCCTCTTCTGGGGTTCGTGACAATACCGTATCATCAACTGGAGAACATCATGTCCAAGACCAAGCACCTAGATACCGCCATCACCATATTCAAGGGCACCGAAGGCTCCAAGCGTGCCAAGCGTAAAGCCCAAGTGGAAATCATCGTAGAGGTTTACAACGACACGTATGGCGTCCAGATGAACGGTAAGCTGGTTGAAACTGGCGAAGGTTCCAGGGAATACGCCATGGATCGTGCTGAAGCCCGTGCTGCCCGTGTGCGTGCGTTGGGCAAGACCGTTGTCATTACCGTGTACTGACTGCGAAGGGCAAAAACATCGTAAGGCGTGTTTTTAGCACCCTGCCTACCCTACCCCATAGCAAAAAGGCCCCAAGAGGGGCCTTTGACTTGGATACCAATGGTATCTCAGGGTGTGGGGGTGCTTTGTGCCAGCAGCTCTGTCTTCCGGCCGGAGTCCCGTGTGGTGCCAAACCAGAAGGCCATGACCATGCCCCAAGCAGTGCTCAGGGAACCCAGCATCAGCAGCAGCGCCTGAGAGTCACTGACCTTGAGCAGCCCCACCATCATACCAATCAGGATACTGAAGTACCCCACTGTCACACCTACGGATAGCATCGCTGGCACGGGGCTTGGCTTGGACACCTGCATGTTGCGCGCCGACGCACGGTCACCAGCAGCGATGGCTTCCATGTCAGCCACGTTCTTGAATCCCAGCGTCTGCATCTGCAGGGCGAAGTCGTGGTCAGCCTTCTTGAGTGCCAGCATCTGCTCAGGCGTAACCCCGGACAGTGCAGCCTTCACAGCATCAACCGTCTTGTCGTTCAGCCCCAGAGCGTTGGCAGCAGCCTCCACCGCCATGCCACCCAGAGGCCCCCCGAGCGCAGTACCAATCCACGGTGCGACCGTGCTTACCAGTGCTTTCCAATCCATCACAGACCTCCTACTCGGTTGAGTTGCCACCCGTATTCGAACGTTTCTTGGCTGACCTTGGCTTCGGCCAGCTCGATGTACCGCACCGACTGCTGCGCGTTGAGCATGCGCACCAGCACCGTCTCGCCTGCTTTGCCTCGTGCTGCCAAGAACGCCTTGAGCGCTGCGAGGGTCATGTTGCCTACTGCCCCATCCACCGCGATGTTGGGGTACGCCTTGTCCCCTTGGTTCAGCACGTTCAGCGCACGCTGCAGGAACTTGCCAGCAACGGAAGGCCCCATGTTGACTCCCGTGTCCAGCATCTCCTCTGCTACAGGTTCGCTGAGTGTACTGATATCGTTGAATCGTGGTGCGTGCCAGTAGCGTTGAGCGTAGATATCACGTGCCGTTTGTTGAGACATGTCCTTCATTGGCCCCGTGTATCCGAAGGCTCGAGCCACTGCAACGGTGATACCCCACATAGTCTCACCTCCTGCATCGACAGGATTATTGGAGTACCTGCCTTCCCGCTTGATGAGTTCTGAGATTGTGTCGGTGATATTCATGCGCCCCCCTTGTGGTGGATGTTGCACGAGTCCCGATCCACCTTGCCATCGAGCTTCGATTCGATCTTATCCAGTTTAGCGAACAGGGCTGTAACCATCTTGTCCATATCCTGTCGTGTTACATAAGTCCCGGCTACCAACACTTCGATAGACTGTACCTTGGTCGTGATCGCTATGTCAGACGCTTGGAGTGATTTGAGACTGTCCTTTAGGTTGTTCAAAATCCAACCGCCTAAGCCACCAAATATCAGAATAGCGACGTTGAAGTATGTCTGTGATTCTGCGGGCATGTACTTCCTTAAAAGTTAGGTTGAGTTAGACGCTAAAAACGGGAAGTTTTTTAGTCACACCAGCGACCTTGACCAGCACATACCCATCCGCTGCTCCTGCGAACGCGGATGCAGTTGAAAAATCAACTCGTGCAGCACTGCCAAGGACTATATCGTCGTTGTGCGTTGTTACGTCCTCGAAAGTAACCGACGAATGCGCTTGAACCGAACTGCATATCGTGCGTTGCTTGGTGGCGAGGGCCAACGTGTTGCAATACGTGAACACATCAAGCAATGTCCCTTGGATCACGTCAGCCGATGGTGTGCTGGTCACTTTGATTTTTGAATCATTGCGGAACGAAGAAAGCGTTTTCAGTATTGCGTTGGCTGTTGGGAAGGAGCTGACGTCCACATCTATATCAACACCCGTTATGTAGTTGGTGCCCGTTGAGATTCTCACGTCCAACACGTTCGTCGCAGTGTTGTGAAAGCGTCCTTTGAGCGCGATACCGTAGCTCGGGTCATTGGTGTTGGGATTTGGTAGCAGGTTATCTGCCGACCCAATGATGCATACCGCCTGAACATTACCGAACATCTCGAAATTGTTGATTTTGATGTTGTTGCCAACACCGCGAAACAACGCACCAATGGTGTAGCCAAGGTCGTTATAAACGGTCAAGTTGTTGATGGCAACGTTACGTCCCCGACGTGATACGACCACACCGCCATCTGCGTCACCAGCGACTCCTGAACCAGAGTACAGAGTCGTGTCTGTAGTGCGGCCACAGTTTCGTGCGATCACCGTACCGATCGTCGCTGTTGAGTTCGTGGCCAACACAGGAGGAACGGTTGAATTCGTGTTTGTACCGTCGCCGTAGATACTGATCGCTTCTTGGCAATTCTCTGCGTACAGTACGTCTATCACCATACCAACTACCGGACCGAGTGAGGCGCTACCATTTAGATCCGCACCAGTCGTACAGTCAAAAGCTTTTGCATTGATGAAGGTAGCACTGGTCACGTTTTTCTGGATTGTGTACCCCCGTCCACCGCCAGTTGCTGAGCTACGCAGGCAGTTTCGGGCAATGGGGTTGATGACACGAATGTTTTTTGCTGCTGACAGAGCACTGCTCGTGTCAAAGCCAAACCCATTGAGTCCCCGGATATTAGCACCGTCTACCTCTGGGTTTAACACCGTGATGTTCTGTGCCGAGGCCACGCATCCAAGGATATGTGGTCCCGTTGATAAAGCGGTAATCTTCGCGCCATGGCGAAACTCAAGTGTCGTGTTGCTGGGTATAAGTAGTGGTGGTGGATTGATGGCGACATTACCATTGATAACCAAGTGCGAGTATTGAGCCAGCGCTGCATTGAGTAACCCGAGTTGATTGACTGTGTTACTCGCTATGCCCCCCACGTCTTCAAAGGACTTGATCTCCCGAAGTTTTTCCCGTGCTGTGCGAGTGACTGCACCTACTCCTGTCTGTACGAACCCAACCGACTCAGTACCAGAAGGTCCTGCAATCTCGACCCGTAACTGGTCGGCAGCGTCGATGATGTTGTCTACCGACCAGAGGGTTCCGTCCGAAGCATCCTTCAGAACTACTTTATATGCACCACCAGACCAGAAGATTGTGGCTTCCCCTCGAGCATCTAGGATAATCGGGTTCGTATTAGGTACGGTGCCTGCTGCGTCCTGGTACGTGACTCGAGGGGTGCTGGTGCCAGCGTCGTAGGTAAAAACCTTGCCACCTACGAGAGGGACACCAGCGCTGTTGTTGAAACTCTGTTTGCCTTCGGGCAGTAGTGCGGCCATATATCTGAACTCCTGTTAAAAATATTCCGATGAGTATGTTACTAGCCATCTTCCTAAAACCGTTTATTGCAGTTGCAATTCTCGTCCCAATACGTGTATCGGTCGAGGTATTGCGCAGACGCATGCCAAATAGCAAAATCAAACGACTGCTGTTCTTACCGTTGTCCCGCGAGCGCAGCAGCCGGGATTGAGGCTTTCATAGCCTGTTCCAAATACGGGATAGCGTCACGCACGGATTGTGGTAACGTCTGTGGTGCAGTGTGAGCAGCTTGCAGAGCAGCACGAGCCTTGGTAGGATCGAGTAACAAATCAGCCAGCACTGCCTGAATCTTGGGTTCCGCCACACCGTTGTACGCGAACTGAATCGGGCGCATAGCGGTATTCAGCATCGTGGATTCAGCCCACGATTGAGGCAATCCTGTAGGCCCGAGGAGCTGGCGCAACACGTTCTGAGAAGCCAGACGCTGTGCCGTTGCACTGCCTGGACCATTCGCAGCACGAGCCACAGCAGCACCCTTATCCAACTCCTGCCCTACTGCCATCACTTTGGAGAACTGGTCCGGGTCAAGCACCTCGGAGAGCTTGCCAAGGTCACGTCCCGTAGCGCCCTTCACCGTTGCTTCTTCGTTCTTCAGCAGACTGACGAACTTGTCAGGCATCAGGCGAGGCGTGCCCCCCAGATCGCTCGTGGCGCTGGTGCCCTTGCGTAACAGCGCATCAGCCACGTCCATCTGGTTCAGCGGTTTGCTCATCTCAGCGTAGGTCATGCGAGCGTCACCGTAGTCAGGAGCCATACGCTCGATGAACTTGACAAGGCGGTCACGTGCCGTCTTGATAGACATTGCCTTGTTGACCGCAACGGCTGAGCCCCCCTTGCTGGCAGAGGTGATAGCGTCATCCATGGCCAGCTTGGTCAGGTGCAAACCTTCGATGCTCCCGTTGGGGTTGCCGATGTTCAGGCTGTTGTTACCAGCGATTTCTTTCGCAGCTTTGATGGCGTCCTTGATGGCTGGCACTTGCATCAACTTCGTGACCTCGCCGCGTTCTGCTGCAGACATGGATTTCATGTCCATCTTGGTAGCGAACGCCTTGCCATACTGTTCCTTCGCTGTGCCGTTGCGCATGGCTTCAGCGAAGTCACGTGCGCCACCTTCACCAGACAGTTCACGCAAGGTGCCCACTCGAGCAGCGTTGTTCTCTACTTCACGAGCAACGAACTTATTGGCGATCTCTGGGTCAAGGCTTCGTACCGAGTCCTGCAGGCGAGCAGCACCAGCAGCCCCTTCCGGCCGGACTATCCGTTCTGCCATCGTTGGGACAGCCCCTGTGACAGTAGGTGCGTTGCTGACGCCTGCAAGGTCACCCGCTTGAACACCAAATCGGTCCAGGGTACGTCCGGCAATGGCCTGTCTACCCTTGTCTGTAAAGGGCTCCACCAGCGCCTTGGCACCATTGGCACCAGCAGCCAGCACCCGACCTGCCACCACGCCACCAGCACCAGCAGTAGCGCCGACAGCAACGTTCTTCAGCCGGGACTCATCACGGGCAACAGGCTGGATAAGCCCCATACCAGCACCCGTCAGGGCAGCACCAGCAAGCCCCTGAGCACCGGGTATGAACACCGTTGGTAGAGCAGCCGCTACGTTGCCTGTGGCATTACCCACGGTGCCCGCAGTGGTGCGCATCAACGGAGCGTCCAGCCGCTTGGCTTCGTCGACTTCTTCCTGGGATACGAGGCCCACCATCTGACCTACACCGCGACCCAGATCAGCGAACGCCTTGCCCGTGCCTGCGAGGAACTTGTCCGTGGTGCTCATGCCCTCTGTGGGGTCGTAGGTCTCAGCAGGAGCAGCCTGAGCAGGCAGGGTCTTCAGGTACGCACCGAGCTTGCGCACCGAGGCCGAATCGCCTGCCTTGTCCGCAGCGCGGATAGCCTGAATGATTTCGTCTTGGGTAGCCATCACTTGCCTCCATGTTTCTTGAGAATGGCTGCGATGTCGTCTGGCACGCCAGAGGCATCAGCCGCACCGGGTTCGAGAGAGTTGCGCTGCTTGGCAGGCACTTCAGCCAGGATGCCCTTCGTCGCGAGCTGCCTGTTCTGGCTCTTCTGCTGGATGACCGCCTGTGAATCACCCACGGCTGGAAAGTACTGCTTCCGAGCGTTCTCGAACTCCGACTCGGCGATAGCAGCACCAGACTCACGACGCAACACGGCGTTGATGAAGTCACGTTGCGCCTGCTCGACCTTCTGTTGTTGTGGTGAAGACATGTTGTTGGCAGCAGCACCAGCAGCTCCGCCCACCAGAGGGATGCGCTCGACGACGTTTTTCATAACCGAAGGACGCACCGTGCCTTGGAGCGCCATGTCACCCAGCACCTTCTCAGCCGCTTGCATGCGGGAACCGAACAGTAGGGCCTTGGACTGCACGTCGTTCAGACCCACGTTCTTGCCTTGCACCTGAGCACCGTTCAGCGTAGCAGCAGGACGAGCCAGACCTGTACCCTTGTCGATGAGCATGAACCCATCAGGGCCTTCCACGACTTGCGTGCGTGCCGAAGTCTGCGCGATACCGTTCGCGTCCAGTGCCCGTGCGTTGACAAGGTTCTGACCACGTACGGACGTAGCGTTGCTCTGGTCCTGGCCTGGAGTGGTCTGCATCTTGATGGGTGCAGGACCCTGAGGGTTTGTGTACGGGTTCGTGTCAACGAACTGCGTGGTCTTGCCATCGTTGACCTCGGTGCGCTTGGGTGCCATCATCTCCATGCGCTTGCCAGCTTCCATGACCTCCATACCTTTCTGCACGAGGTACTGACGCAGACGCACGGGGTCTCCGGGCAACTCGCGGATAGCCTGTTGCCCCTGCTCTGGGGTTACGATTCCTCGGTTCACCAGACCCACCATCGTCTGGATGACTTCACCGTGCGTAGTGTTGGGGTTAGCCAACAGCGAGCTGAGGGCAGCACCAGATGCTTCGATCTTGCTCTTGGCTACCTTCCACTCCAATTCACCTGTCTGAACACCCGTGTGCTTGACGTCTGCCGTTGCTTTATCCGCTTCAGCGAACTGCTTCTGCATGGTTGGAATCTTCGCCCCCAGACCACGCTCAGCAGCAGCAGTGAACATGCCCTGACGATTGATAGTACCGTCTGGCCCGACGTTACCCTTGTACAGATCAGCCAGCGTGCGCTCCTGGTCCTGGGTCTGTCGAGCTTGCTGGATTTGCATCTGCTGGAGCTCTTGCTGGCCTGCGAGCTGGCGCAACGTGGCGACCTTGCCTTGTACGTCGATGGGGTTGTCCAGTTGGAACTGGCGACCCGACATCGCGATTGACGAATTTACTGGCATGTTGTGTTTCCTTTCAACCGTAGAACGATGTACCGTCTGTCAACTGTACGCTGTTGCTCTGCGCTGGCCTGAACGCATAGGGGTTCGTGCCTTGGTTCATGTACTGGCTGTTCATGGCGAAGTTACCGAGGGTGTTGGCTGCACCGCTCATCGCGTTGCCCTGCCCGATGTACCCACTGGCACGAGCGTTACCAGCGCCGATCTGGTTCTCTGCGATGCTGGATGCCACTTGCGCACCTTGCGAACCTACCTGATTCGTAGCGGTCTGGCCTGTACCAGCGATAGAAGACAGACGGTTGAACCGTGCTGTGCGGTCAGCGTTAAATCGGTTGTAGGCGTTCTGGTATTCACCGGAAGCGTAGTCCTGGCTGTACCGTTCAGATGCTTTGATTGCAGCGCCACTCAGAGCGCCACCACGAGCAGCCGCGCTCGAATCCAACCCTCGTTGGCCCTGTTGCATGCGAAAGTCGTAGCCGGGGTCTTTGGTAAAGTCGGCCAGCGTGAAATCACGGTTGAAGTCACCGCCTGCTGCTGTGCCTGCACTGAGCTGACCCAACGCAGAAACACCAGCTTCACGCCACGGTTCCTGGTCTTTCCGGTTCTGCTCGAACATCCGGAGCTGTGTGGCATTGGCTTCTTGAGATGATTGAACCTGTGCGTCTGCAGCGTCCCCAGCAGCGTTGGACGACATTACCCCACCGATGATCGCAGACCCTACGATAGCTGTTGCAATTCCGCTCATGTTAGTTCTCCTGTAGTTGAGCAGGTTATTCCGGATAGGCGCAGAGCCTGCCTGTAGTCTATTGTCACCTCATCTCCGTCTCGACCACCGTTGCAGCCTGAAATGTCCTTGAGTGCTACGAGGCTGACATCTCCACTACCATGGAGCCGCATATAAGCGTTCGGGGTTTTGGAATGGTTTGTGTACCGACCCAACGGGGTACGCAACCCTTCGATTCTTGCTGGCCCGATGACCTCGTGAGTGGTTACGTTGGCAGTAGCGAACACCCCTGTACCGTGTATTGGTGACTGACCTAGTTTGAACTTCTGCGCACCACCGGGCATGGGACGCTGGTCACTGGTGTTCTCTGACTGGCGCTGAACGGTTTCTGCAGAGAACCCAGACCGGAACAGCACATCAGCGAAATCAGCACGGTCTGGCTCATGCAGTATGTGCTCCGACTTTATGCGTAGTTCGTTCGCATCAACCCATGCTGGAGACTTATCCAGGAACATACTTTCGAGCACCTGCACATCACGCTCGGTTGTCGCGTATATGTTCTGCCACACCACGTCTTCCAGGATATACCCCATCTTGCGACCGGGTTTGCCTGTGAACATCATAGGAGCGTTCAACTGGTGCGTGGTGCCGTCTTCGTTCATCATGAGCACACTGCCCTTGAGCAGTATGTTCACGTGCTCTTGGGTCTGCTTGTGCCCAATGGCGAAGATGCCAGCAGCCATGGATACTTCACGGATGTAAATGCCTGGACCGAAATAGTGGTTTACCGGACAGTAGGACTGTTCGTGCGTGAGCATAGTTGCTTCAGCAGCGCCAACACCTCCGACCACAAGGTTTCGCATGACTTCTGAGGGGTTAAGAGTGATCGCGTTTACCATGATGGTATATACCTGATTGTCCCGTTGTCGTTTACACCGATCCACTTAGTTGGGTTTCCTGCTACTGGTGCGTTTAGGATTGTCCCTGCTGCTACGCCTGCACCATTGGACAGAGATGATAGTGTCTTGTGTAGGATAGCCCCACCAGAGGTTGTAATGTCACCGAACACGATCACGCCCGTTGCGTCAGTGATCACACGGTCCACGCCACTCAACCTAGCGACCAGAGTATGTACATCAGTCGTATCGAGAGACCCGACGTACACGACGTTTCCTACACTGATTCCTAGTATCCGAGTCGCTACTCCTGTCGCGTTTTTTGACTTGACATACTGTGCGTTGTCGGTTTGGATTGTTCCAGAGGTTGTCACCGACGTAAAGCTGGCAGGTATCAAGTTGCCTGCGATCCATGCTGCCAAAGTCGCCTTGATGTTGGCCCACGTCAGTTTTTTCAACGAGAACGAAGCAGCGCTATCCACCAGTGGGACCTCGTCAGTGTCCACTGGAGTTGCTTTGCTCGTCGCGGCGTGAGTATCGTCTGCTACCAACGTAGCACTCTGCTTCGATATGTCGCTCAACAGTCCTCGAGCTTCGTCGTAGTGGGGCATCAGCTTACCTCCCGTCCACTTGCGCGGATGGTAATCGCAGCAGCAGTCCCAGCGAGGGTGCTGATAAAGTCACCAGGATTCAGTACATGCCCCACCACTTCAGGGAATGTGTACGCCTCGCCGGGTTGCAGCGTCTTGGCTGAAACGATTGTGTTGGTGGCAGCAGCAGCACCCCCAGAAGCGACCAACTTCACAGTCAATGTAGCGACAGCCGTGGTTGTGTTTGTGCCTGTGAACTTATCGACTATAGTCCGGGTGCCCGTTGGGGCAGTGTACTGAGTGGTTTCAGCGTTCTGTGCTTGCAGAGGTTCGAATAGTGCTTTTGCAGTTACGGTCATGAAGTGCTCCTAAATGAGAATACCTTGTTTGATAGAATCCAGCTCTTTTACCAGTTCGGCTACCCGGTCTTGCAGGGCTGACAACTCAGCGGTGATATTGTCTACCTGCGCTTCTCGTTGGTATGCGTCCTGGGAAGTATCTGTCTGAGCATCAGGATATTGACCTTGGGGGTTCTGGCCTGCTGCGTCTTCTACGTTGAACAACATGGCGTTTGTTTCGCTGTTGCCTGCGTCTTCGAACAGGCTGGCTTCCAGTTCCGTAGTGCTTACCCCGTCAGCACCACCAACACGGTTGAAAACCCCTTGGAAGAACAGATACCACTCACGGGATATCATACCTGTGCGTGGGTCAACGAGCTGTACTCGTGGGGGGACGAAACGCAAAGCTTCATTCATGATGTACCTGTCCTGACTTGTACGCTGGCCCCGACTATTGCCACCCGTATAGGGTCTGTGATTACTACTCTGAACACACGGTCACGACTACGACCGAGCCTACGCCACTTCACCCGGCTACGACGTTCGCCTATCTTGCCGATGGAGGCCCAGAGCTCGTTGCTCCAGGAGTACCCACCGTCAGTAGACCATTGAAGCATCGCTTGTGGGTCACTACCCTGCCCAGAAGACAGCCCCACACCAGTCTGCATATCCACCTGTAGTGAGTCGAAGAATTGGTATCTGTAGCTCTGGTCCGAGGTATGGGGGCAGGATCGCACGCGGCTGATGAGGTCTCCGTTGTCGGTAAAGTAGTCCAGGTCGAGCACGTAGAGATTACCTGTTTCCCAGTCACCAACGATCGTTTCACCCGCGAAGGCCATCTGGCATATAGCTCTATCTTGCTTCAACGTGCCTGTCGACGGGTCACGCCATGCGCGTTCATGCCATAGATTCGTTGCAGCGTCGTAGACCCACGTCTTCTGAGCAGTAGGAAAGTTCAGCACATAAAACGAGTGGCCTTCCTGCTGATAAGTGTACGATACAGCATCGTCGATACGAGGCATCTGCCCCAAGGCGTATTCGAGTGCGTGAGTACTCACACGTTGGGGGCTGTACCCTTGCGCTCGTTGCACGGTGCCTTGACCACGTTCATCTGCGGTGAGCCAATACACGGTGTTGTCCATCTTAGCAGGGCTGAACTTCGCAGCGCAACCCTGCTCGATAAACGCTCCGTTGATGCGTTCGAACGGGAAGTCCACGTTACCACTGTTGAAGAATACTTCGGTACTGGTTTCACCGAACAACCATATTTCCCTGTGGTCCACCAGCAGGGACAGCAGTATGTCTGGAGCGCCCTCAGCAGTGGCGAAATCTAAACCATCAATGTCAGTGCCGTAGAGTTGTGTTATCTGGAATTGTCCAGTACCTGTCTTGTTGAACACAAAATAACCATCGATGAACTGGACCGTGTCTGCCCCCACAAAGTCAGGGTCAGTGATTTGAGTAACAGTATTCGCAGCAGTATCTACGATGAACCCGTTTGGGCCTGTTACCAGCATAACCACGGTTCCGTTGCTCGCCATGCCAACAGGGGTAGTCTGTGAGTCGATTGTGCCTATCAGCGTGCCGTTGGCTAGTGCATCCAGCTTGTACACGTTATACCCGACGACAGCGACAGCGACGCCATCATTGATCTTGATCAGTCCCCGGACTCGACTACCTGACAACGTGGACCAGAGTCTTTTACCGGGCGTACCCAGCAGCATCACGACAGACTTACTCGTTGGGGTGCCTGTCTCAGGGCATAGGTTGATGCACTGTTCTGCGTCGAACGAAGCACTGCGAGCAGCGTAGCTGGCTCCAACGAATGGAAACTGCGACATATCAGTACCCCCGTTGGTAGAGTGCTACCTGAGGTACTGTCAGAGCTGCATCACAGGCAGATTCCAGCAGAGGTAGGTTCGAACGTTTGTAATCGCCCTTGGAATCAGCAGCGACAGCCATCACTGTTGGGCTTGCTTCCACACCGAACTCAGGGGCGAACTCCACTGCAAGGCAGTACCGTATGGCTTTCAAGAAGCCGGGAGGCCCTGTCAACGTATCGGTTGCCAGCACGGGGAAGCTCAGGATACGGTTCATGGTCAGCGTGATGGGGAGCGCCTGAGTAGGCACAGGCCACACAGTAACGACGCCCAGCGGGAACTCGTTCACGTAGAGCATGCGTTCTACGATAGGCTGAGCCATGGACTTCAGGTTGATCTCGTTGTACATCTCTTGGCTGATGACCTTCACAGGGAAGTCCACACCGCTGAACGTGCAGTAGGAGTCATCGATGTTCTGGGGTCGTGTGGTGTTCCAGTCACCAGCAGGCCCGATCGTGTATGTACGCTGGCCTGCAACGAGGTTGAACGTTTGGTTGCTGGAACCCCAGACCGACAGGGTTTCTGTGGACCAGTTCTCCAGCATGTCGTTGAGCACCAGCAAGCCATCAGCGGTTTCGTCTGCTGTTGGGGTTTCACCAGTGGCGATAGCACCTATGAGGCGCATGGATGACCGTATGAGGTCTGAAACTACGATACCGCTGGGCATTTGGTACCTCCTAGGGGGTTAAGACATGCGGGCGAAGGGCAAAAACCATCGTAGGCTACGTTTTTGGGTCCTTGGCTAGGGGCTGGCATAGGTTTGGGGCCAACAAAGCCCCAAAACCACGCAAACCGATACCGAGTGTATCGGGGTTACTTGCCGTTCTTGGCCTTGATCGCCAGCTTTGCAGACTCTTCAGCGTCAGCCTTGGCAGCGAGCGCAACAGCCTTGGCTTCGGCAGCAGCTTTCTCAGCGATTTCGAGTTGCTCAACTTCCCAGTCTTCGAGGAGCTGAGTCTTTTCCTTCTCGTTCTGGACGAGGACAGGCCCGATACCGGGGGCGCGAGTGATCCATTGAGGGTACATGGTGTATTCTCCGTGTGTGAAGGGTGCAACACTGCTACAGACCTAGGGTTATAACCCCTTTAGGGGGTTAACCCAATGGTTGTAGCAGCCGAAGTTAGCTGAGGTTAGTCAGACCACCGAATGGTCCAAGCACTGCCCAATCAATCGCGACAGCAGCAGTGGCAGCAGCGTTCAGGGCGAACGTTACCGAGCCAGCAGCAGGAGTGATGCGGGTGATGTACAGAGCAGTACCGTCAGCAGCAGCGTTTGACAAAGTTGCAGCGACTTTGGTCTCTGTGGTGAACGCTGGGTTCGTAACCACAACGGAAGTGCCAGCAGCGGCGATACCCACACGACCACCGGGCATCGTGGTTGTCACGGCACCAGGAGTCACAGGGCCTGCCGACACGGTAGCCAGATTTTGAGCAACGAGGGCAGCTTCGACCGAGGCCGGGAGCTGAACGATGGTGCCAGCCAAGTAGCCAGCGTATGCACGAGAAAGAAGAACCATGATTGAATTCCTTGGAGTTGGTGAAGTTCAGACAGGAGGGAGCCGAAGCCCCCTCACATGATCAAGTCGCGTACAGGCAAGACAGCTCAGGGTACGTTGCAGCCCAACCGAACAGCACGTCAAGACGCATGATGCTGTTGTCGTTGACACCGTCATAGAACTCGGTGACCTTCACGGTGAAGCCCTTGTAGGTTTCCTGAGCCACGTCGATGACGCCCTTGCCACCAGGAGGAGCCCACATTGGCACCATCGCCAGCGTGAAGGCATCCTTGTGGAAGCCAACGTTCGCTTGGTACGAGCCAGAGGCAGTACCGAAGATAACGAAAGGCTGACCAGCGGTCGGCGATGCAGTCACGTTCTGGAAGGCACCAGAGGTCACGATAGCAGGACTGATCGGGATGCTCGCAGCAGCAGCAGCCACATCAGCAGTCACGGTGAATTGCGCCAGCACGCCAGTGGACACACGAGACTGAGGGTTGACCGCGAACACACCGGGGAGGGTGATCTTGGTGCCACGAGTGATCGTGCCGCCCAGACCCACGACGGTGATAGCGGAGCCCACTTGGTTCGCACCGTTCACGTTTGTGCCTGCAACAGCTTGCGTACCGTTGGTGTGGGTGTCAACGTTCTGGTCCATGGCGTAAGCCAGACCAAGTGAGTCAACCATCATGCCGGAGCCGAACTGCTTGCTGATCTTGTCGCCACTGTTGAACAACCCTGCGAAACCTTGGATGGTCGCAGCGTTGAGCGCAGGAGACATGATCAGACCACGACGCTTGTCGCGAGGAGCAGCCATCTCGTCCAGGCGCTGGTTGACACCAGTGATAGCGGCGAGCGCCAGAGCTTGGGTTGCAGGCAGCGTGCCTGGAGTGCCGATGGTGTTGAACGTAGCCTGACGCGCGAGGGTCAAACCCTGACGATCAATCTCGTTGGCAACAGTAGCCAGAGCAGCTTGCAGCTTGTCTTCGAGCTTCTGAAGGGACAGGGTGCGTTCCAACGAAGTGAAGTTCAGGTCACAACCACCTTGACTCAGGGTCAACGGAGTTGTGGTTTCAACCGTTGCTTGAGGTGCTGCAACACGACCAGAACGGTATGTGTAGCGAGGAGGACGCTTGATGTTGATGGTTTGACCAGGAGAGTAGCCACGGGATTGGTTGCCCGTGAACTCATCTTCCCAGTCGCGATTGACCATGCCCGCGAATGCGACCATGTTTTCCAGAATTGCCAGTGATTCTTTGGCAACGATGGAGCAGGTGACAAGAGTATTCGTCATG